TACCGGTGTAGCATGTTTTTTTCCTGGTCCTGTTTGTTTCCTCCATGCATCCTGAGCCTGATCAACCTGTTCAGGTTTTAACATATTAGGGTATTCAAGATATCCGGGGAAGCTGGCACCATTTGCAAAAAACTCAGCGCCAAAATTCTGAAGAGCAATACCAAGCCCCAGGCTTTCCGATTGAACTTGTATCGGACTCAAACCCACATACCCATCTCCCAGGGCTGGTATATGCAACACCTCATAACTTTGATATTTCTTACCGTCAATCTGATAATAAACATCACCTTCTTTTCCTACAAATACTGTCACAGCAGTAGGCTCAACAATCTCAAGTTCTTGTGGCTGACCGTATATATCCCGGTGAATAATAGCATAATGGTTACCCCACATAAGGAGATACCTCATTGCTGTTTCACGATATATAAAAGAGGGCATTGCCCGGTTAGGTTGGCTATGTAAAATAACATTCAAAGGGTGAGCACGATCCACTGACCGGTTCCCTTCTTTATCATATTTGTAAACATTTAACGGTAAAGAAGCAATTGCTTCAGAAAGGACACGCACACAAGCATACACAGCGGAGAGCTGTTCAGCATTTTTTGGAGTAACCACAACCCCTGCTTTTGATTTTCCACCACCAACAGCATCAATAAACCATTGTGCCGGATTAGCTACTCCTGTTGTGCGACTGCGAAACTCCAGCAATCTGCGCCCAAACATCTTCAATTCCCAACTCACTTGCAGATCCTTTCATCAAAAATTCACTACAAGTATATATTAAAAATGTCGAAATAGGCTGGAACAATGTTCCGTTTTTTTGGTTTGTTTGCAACAAAATTATACTGTAATATAATGTAAGTAATTAATATAAGAAAGTTATCTCAACCGTCTATCCCTGCATTTACGGTAACTTTCGTAGTTTTTGTATTTACGCTTTCCAAAGATATTCACATACCTACCCTCCACACGCTCATACGCCTCCACATTCGTATCAGCAGAAGCAAGCTCCGCAAAAAATGCTCTATCAAAATCAGAGCCGTTAATCAATCTCAAATAATCCTTCTTCACATACATCACATTTTGTTTTATGTTTTACCAAAATAAAAAAGATCATCACTTACTCCGGCATCAGGATTATTCATGTATCCACCCAACGCCATAACAGCAGCAACAATACCATCCACTTTTTCACTACACTTACTCTTATCAATCTTAATATTACCAGCAGGGTCAATTTTTAATTCTACATTACTAATCATCCATCTGGCCACAGGGTTACCACAATGATTCATTTCCCTTGCAATAACAATCTTCTCAAATTCTTTTGTGGGAGTTGACATACTGCCATAACCCTGCCCAAAACCCTCCATCTCAATACCTTCTTCTTGAAGATTAATTACAAGCTGAGAAGAATTCCACCGGTCATATTGAATATTCTTCACATCATAATCTTCACATATCTGAAGTATATCCCTCTTTATGTAATCATAATCAATCACATTACCAGGAGTAGCTGTGATATATCCTTCACGTATCCACCGATCATAATTTACTCCATCTTTTTTCACACGGTCCAGGTAATTACTTTCCGGTATCCAGAACCACCAACGGAAAATTTTCTTTTTATCATTAATACACAAACAGAATGAAGTAATATCACGAGTAGATGAAAGGTCAAGCCCACCCCAAGCAGGAAGGAGAAGCTGTTCCTTTGAAGGTTTTCCAAAATTACAAAGCTGCCAATCCTTATCTTTAATCCACACAGAAGAAGCATCCACCCACTGATTAAGATTCTTTGTAAGAAAAGATACCAACTTTGTACCCCCTTCATTCTGTGCTTTTTTTACTTCCTTCTCAAGAAACTTTCTAATACTATCCACATAACGGATATTAGGATTAGCCTTTTCCCATACCTGAGGATCTTCCCAATCATCACCCTCATCCAAAGTAAAGATCATTGCAAACTGTGTATCATCCTCTTTTCTTCCGGAGAGAATATCCAGGCAAACCTTCCGAAGTTGGAAGCAAGGTGATTGCTTATTAAATCCTGCTGTGGTGATCACAAATTGTATAGGCTGCCTTCTGGCACCCATACCTGTTTTCATTACATCAAATACCTCAGAAGTTTTATGAGCATGGTATTCATCAATAATAGATCCATGAGGATTAAGTCCATCAAGAGTATTTGCATCAGAAGATACAGCCTGCATCTTTGACATCTTAACCTCACTAACCAATGAGTTGCGGAATATCTTAACATGATTCTGTAATACACCTGAAGCTTTAATCATATTCGTAGCTTCAGTGAAGCAGATCTTTGCCTGATCCTTTGTTGTAGCAGCAGTATATACTTCAGCACCCATCTCTCCATCTGCAATAAGCATAAGCAAACCCAAGGCAGCAACAAAAGTTGTTTTTCCATTCTTCCGGGCAACTTCAATATACACATCAGTGAAGCGACGGGACCCATCAGCATTCATCCAACCCATCACCACCCACACAACAAACACCTGCCACGGAGAAAGAATAAAAGGCTTATTTGCAAACTCCCCTTTTGAGTGCTTAAGGAGAGAGAAAAATTTTAATGATTTATCAGCTGCCGATTCATTAAACCACAATCCACGCTCATGACCATGCAAGAGATCCTCCCAGTGCCTGGTCACTGTCTGCTTCACATATTCACAAGCAGGAATCTCTCCGGAAAGAATATCATCAATATACCGGTCAACAATCTTCTGAGTGCTCATCCAAATATCTCTTCAAATTCATCCTTCTGTTTTCCTAACAATGGAGCCACAATCTTACTCTGCGATGCAGGAGTGAATCCGAATTCACCGGAAAGCCGTTGAGCATTAGAGAGAGCATCAGCAGCCATCTTCCGTTTTGGATTCGCCTTATATTCAGTATATACAATTTCCTGCTCACCTTCGACTTCAACAACCTTTCCAAGATGGAGTGTATATCCTTCCTCTAATAGATCCATAGTAAGGTCGACATAAATTGAAAGCTCACTACAGTAAGCAGCCACGAGATCCGCATTCACAACATTCATCAGCTTCATACTGATAAGCTGCTCCGTCACGGTCCGCCAAATCTTCCTGCCGGTCTTCGTTAAAAATTTCGGAGACGTTGGAACTTTCTCCACCGTCGTGTAGGTTGGTTTCTGATCATTCATCCTGCAGGGCTGATCAGTACCCCGTAATATCTTCACCTGATCAGGTGTTTTCTTTCTTCCAGCTGTCATATCTCTTTCCTCAAAAATCCTTCTTCACCTCAAAGGTACAATTTTCCAAAAACTCTCAATTTTGCATGCGTGTATAGAACACCAAGGCGGCGACTAACATTTTTCACCCAAAATCAATCGACCCCCGCCCCCCTTTTATAGTCCTGCAATCAATGCAGCGCACTCCTCCGGGTCTTTTAATGTGCTCCACAAATCTTTCAACTCTTGCTTCGCTCTACCCAACTCATACTTAAGTTTAATAATATCATCAGGAGTAGCTTCTACCTTTCCTGCTTCAAAAGCTTCCCTTGCTATTTTGTTATATGTTGGTTGATCTTTAAAATATAGATCAGCATATTGCTTTGCATTCATATCACTCTTCCTCCACTTTCCCTTTAAAGATTCTCTTCTTACCATTATCCTGTATAGCCAGGAATACTTTTCCATCCTGCTCACTTTCTCCAAGCAGCTCTACTAAATCAAAATCATTAGGGAGAAAAATAGTTGTTTCCCAACCAAAATCATCTACCCATAAATGGGTGAAATTAATATTACTACTCATTACTCACCTCCTTCACATTAGGCACCATATGCCAGTATTTAACATCAAGATCATCAACCTCACAGTCAGCAACAATCTCACCTCCATCCTGATAAATAAGTTGGTTTGATGCATCAGCCCAACTCCAATCACCAGCTTCTTCATCAGTCCACACCCAGCAGCCCAGTGTTGTAAAGCCTTTACCATCTGACAACCACACCAGCTCCCCAGGATCAGGCATATTATTATCTACATCAAACCAACCATCAGAATCAGCATCATTAACTCCAATAAACTCATCAACATGCAGATAAGTAAAATATGGATATTTATCCGTATCATCACTACACTTGTATATTTCCACTTCCCTCTTATATCCAAGAGATTCATACATTTTTGCGATTTTTTGCAACTCCTTAGCTTCAGTAGATTCTAACCTTAAGGTTAATAATTTATGTATCCTCACAACCTCCTTCTTTGAGTTCGATTCTTCCACAAATTGAAACCCACACCCTACACAAGTAACCTTATCACTTAATGCGTGATCCATCACTCGTTTATCGCCACAAATCGGGCAAATCGACTTTCTTTCTTCAAAAATTTTATCTTTCATGTTTTCAAGTATTTATAAAAAATGTATGTAAAAATCTTAGATACTTATTAATTTCTTGTTAACTACTGTATTTAATTAAAACATTTTAAAAATTAGCCTTTTTCAATAGGCTGCTATGCCCTCTGTGAGACGTTCTCATATATCCCCATCCAGTACCCTGTCAATCATCTTACCTGCTCTGTTATCCTCTCTCATCATTTGCTCTGCCATGCGGGTATAAAGCTGAGTAATATTCGGATCACTATGCCTAAGATAGACTTGTGTTTCATACAGATCCTTTCCGTGGATCTGAAGTAATACACCGCAGGTATGACGGAGAGAATGGGCTGTGTACATTTTTCCAGTTAACCCAATCTTTGTTAAGCGGGCTTTTATCATATCACTGATATTCTTTCGCT